TGGGTATTGATACCCCAGAGTCACGCACAAGAGATAAGGTAGAAGACTTGTTTGGCGAAGCCGCTAAAGCAAGACTCAAAGAACTTATGAAGGACGGTGGTAAACTTATTACTACTGAAGATCGCAAAGGCGAAGATATGAAAGGCAAGTTCGGACGTATCCTAGGAGACTTCAAAGTAGAGCGTTGGGAAAATCAACCAGCAGAACTAGTAACAGATATCCTTGTTCAAGAAGGACATGCAGTTGCATACTTTGGCGGAAGTAAAGAAGAAATTGCTATGAAACATCTAGCAAACAGAGAAAAACTATTACGTGAAGAAGTCATTAGTCGTGAAGATTATGATAAAGCAGTAGCGTTAATGGAAGGCAAGTAATCAGTCAATAAAAACCCCGGCACTATTTCTAATGTCGGGGTTTCTTTTCATAACTTATAGAGCGTTGACAGGTATACCGTGAATCTCTGCCCTCAGTTTCGTTATTACTTACTTGGCTTGTTACCGTTTACAAAATCGTAAAACTTTTCAGCCGCTTCTAGTACAGCGTCTGTACCTGGTACTTCTGGTAGTTGTACATTCATTGTAACTTCACCAGAGTCTCTATCACGCTTTACAGTTTGTTCCCAACCTGAAAACTTTGCATGATAGTCATTCCATACATTACCTTGTGCCATTTCTAACACTTTGGTTCTGATTTCGTATCCGTTTTTATTTGTTGTGATTTTTGGCATTGCGGCCTTAAACATTTCTGCAACTTCTTGAGTTTGTTTAAAGATGGCTTCGCCGTATTTTGTATCTACTGACATAATATTTCTCCTTGTGTGTATGTGTGTAGTGTTACTATTGTAACATTATTATTTAGTATTGTCAATGAGTAATACTACAACATTTAGATTTCTATAGCACTTGTATCTACCTTAGACCATATATGCTAGTTTAAGTTAGGGAGTTACCTACCTAAATAAACATGCTGACGACAGTGATCAGCGTTAAGAAAAGGAGGTTCATATGGACATTCTAAATAAAGTAAAGGCTTGGGCCGGAGCATTAACAGAAGCAGGAATTAGTTTGCTTTCGTTAGGCATCGTGTTAGAAGTCTTGTTCAACGGACAGAACATTCCGTTCTGGCCAAACATCAACATAATTGCTAACATTCAAAACATTGTTGCAGGTTTCTCTGCACAAGGTTTAGTTGGTCTTGTTGCTGTCTGGGTTTTATATTCAATTTTCAACAAAAAATAATATATACTCAATTTGAAAAAGTTGCAGAGAAGTCATCTTGGCGGGCGATTTCTCTGCAACACTTTTTATTTTCCTGATACCCAGTCTTGCTCTTCTTCAGTGTAAGGCCACATTATTTGCCGCCTTTCTTCTTTTCGCCTTTGGGCTTAATATATGTATGATCTGGATCTAACATTAGAAACTACCGTAGACTTTATGTTTGTACTCAGATATCTCATTTGCTCTTTTGTGATAGCCGTGGGCTCTTAGTTCTCTAATTGCCATACAGTAACTTCTGTATTCCATTGCTTTGATAAATCTTTTAAACATGAGCCTTGCCCTTCCAAGTAGCAACAGTCTTACCACGCATGTAATGATCACCTGCTTCGTAAGTTTCTTTTGCTTCTGCTTCACGCACTGCTTCATTAGCAATTTCTCTAATATCTCCTCTACAGATACCTATGTCTTTTAGTTCGTAATCAGTAAGTTCACTTAACTCGTTATACGTTCTATTTGCTTTTCGGTGTGCTTCGGATAATCCAAATATTTTTTTAAGATGTAAAAACATTATTTTTTATACTCCATTGGTAAAATCATTAACGCTCTTGCTTCATCGTGATATCCTTGTCTAGATAATTCAGCGGCCGCTCTTGCTCTACCTGCTGATTCACCTAATGCAATTATACCTACAAATAATACAGCGAATGCATTTCTTATTACCTTACAGAGTTTACATGTGTAAGTCCATGTTGTGTTTGTCATTGTTGCTACAGTCATTATACCCATCCTCTTAAATTTTTATTTGTTTCTATGTTCATTCTTCTATCATTAAATGTTCCTAGTGAAATAGATGTAATGTCTGATCTCCCAATTCCCAAGTCTTTTAGTTCATGATCTGTTAGTTTTTGCAGTGCCTGGTAAGTTTTACGAGCCATTGCTTTGTTTTTTCTTTTTAGTTTTATTGTTCTAACTAAATCCGCAAACCCATGTATTGCGTCTTGCACCCATGATGCAGTTATCGTAATATGTTGTGTCATTAGTTGTATACTCCCGTGCGTGGACCACGTCCATCGTGCGTTAGCATATAATGATAGGCATAGCGCCAATCATTTCCGTACTCAGTTTTAGCGTATGTGAGCATCTCTTTTTCGAAAGCCTTAGATGGGCTTGGGTTTCCAAGTAAACTCACAAGGCCGTTGAATAGCATAGTAGCCATTTTACTTCTCCTTATATAAGTTTTGGATGCTTGAGGAAAGCAATACCCCGGAACTTCCCCGGCGGTGCAACTACCTTTGGTAGCCGTCGTTCGCTTTTTTAGGATGTCTGCGCCATCCCACTGTCTTTCCAGTGTGTATGTGTGTCGAATAGTACAACCATGCTGTCCTACTCACCTTTATTTATATTATACTACTATAACAATACACAAAATGCAACCTATATTTGGTAAAGGCTGTCATGCTCTTAGTGCATGAGTATAAGAATATTAGCATGTTCTAAATTATTGCGGTTTTTATACCATGTTATAAATATATTGTATATAACTTGACACATGAATTGGTCTGTGTTACAGTTGTTATGTAGTATTGTAAACAACAGCCAGTAACTGGCAGGAGGAAATACAATGCATATCGTAAAAAAGCATTAATCAATATAAGGTATTTCATTGCTCCGGCATTGATACTTGTTGCACTCGCAGGAGTGATGGCAGGTGGTGCATGGACATGGACAGGTGTGGGCCTATTGGGAATAGGCATCATATTTGATACACTAGTAACTCGCAAAACCTCAGGAGCAGGCTTTGATGAGAACGGTGAACCTTATGGCATCCCATGGTTACAAAATGCAGTAATGTATTCAATGTTACCAGTTTTTGTAGCACTACAACTTGGACTTGCATATCAGATATATTCAGGTATGTGGGGAGTAGAGTTGTTAGGTGCTGTCCTATCAACAGGTATATTTGCAGGCATAGGTATAATATATGGACATGAACTATCACACACCAAAGGCTTTAGTTTTATAATAAGTCGTTGGATGATGGGTCTTTCAGGTTCAGCACATTTTTGTTATGCTCATGTGTACAATCATCATTTGGAATTAGCAAGTGAAGATGATCCTGCAACTGCACCACGTGGACGTAATCTATACGAACATTTCTTTAAAAGCCATTTAGGACAAAGTAAGTTCCTATTTGAAATGGAGAAACAAAGATTGAAGCGTTTAGATAAACCTTTCCTATCTTTAAGTAATAGATGGATAAGAGGTTACATGATGAGTTTCCCTACTATCTTCTTGTTCTTTTTAGCAGGTGGATGGGCAGGTGTCGCATGTATGGCATTGGTTTGGATGATATCAAACTTTGAACTAGAAGCACTTAACTATCTAGAACATTATGGATTGGTACGTGTTAAAAGTGAACCAATAGACTACAGACACTCATGGGATAATTCTACATTGTTCACAAGTTGGTTCTTCATAGAGATTGGTCGCCAGGCTGATCATCATGACAGAGGTGAAACACACTTCTGGGAACTAGATGAAGTAGGTGCACCTAACACAGGTATAGGCTACTTTACATTGTTTGCACTAGCATTAGTACCACCAGTGTTCAATCGCTTTATGAAAAAGCATTTGGACGATTGGGATAAAAACTTTGCTACTGAAGCAGAAAGAGAAATAGCGAAGCAATTCGTTTAATCCTGCGGGGGAGTGCTTAGGTACTCCCTTTTCTTTTATAGACATTCTTACTATTATAAATAAATGTAATACAACTACAAGAGAACGATATGGCATACTCCGATAAAGTACTTGACCATTACGAAAACCCACGTAACGTTGGAACATTTGATCCCAAAAGAGATAACATAGGAACGGGCATGGTAGGTGCACCTGCATGTGGAGATGTTATGCGATTACAAATAGAAGTTGAAAAAGGTGTCATTAAAGATGCTAAATTTAAAACCTATGGTTGTGGAAGTGCTATTGCTAGTTCAAGTTTACTGACTGAAATGGTTAAAGGTATGACACTTGAACAAGCAGTTGAAGTTAAGAATACAGACATAGCAGAAGAACTAGCACCACCTCCAGTTAAAATACATTGTTCTGTACTAGCAGAAGATGCCATTAAAGCCGCCATCACTGATCTTAAATCCAAACTCAAAGTGTAACAAAAATTTAATTTTCTTTCTTGACATTGTTTAAAAACTATGCTATAAATAATTGTGTTTTATAGTTAATCGAATTATAAAATGTAGAAAGTTGGGCAACGTTGAGCCCAATCTCTTTTAACAATGTGAGCGATGTGGTAAAAGCATCAAGCAGATAGGAGAAATAAGAATGGACGCACTCACCCTATGGATGGCAATAGGTTTCGCCTTTGCCGCTTATTCCGTAATAGCAAATGATTCAGTACAAACACTAGGTACATGGATCGCAAGTAATAACGATAGATTTAATTGGAAGATAATGTGGGGGTGTGCAAGTGCAGTTCTCCTTTATACATTGTGGTACGGTTGGACAACAAATGGTGGAGACATCAGTTACGGTAGACTTAACAAGATACCGTTTCAAGAAATACAATGGTATCACGCAATGGCACCAGGACTACTATTAATACTTACACGGATAGGAGTACCAGTTAGTACTTCTTTTTTAGTATTAAGTGCCTTTGCAAGTACATTTGTACTAGAGAAGATGCTCGTAAAGAGTATGATGGGTTATGCAGTGGCGGCAGTCGCGGCATATGTTATTTGGATAGGAGTTACTAAAGTCCTTGATGAAGCAAAGCCTGTTAAAGAAGAACACAAGAAAGCATGGCGAGTAGCACAATGGGTAACAACAGGGTTCCTGTGGTTTACTTGGCTCAGTCATGACATGGCAAACATTGCAGTGTTCCTACCAAGACAAATACCTTGGGACCTTATGGTATTAGTAAGTCTTATATTTGTATTTGGATTAGGATACATGTTCCGTGAAGGCGGAGGTAAGATACAAAACATTGTAATTGAAAAGCACAATACAAAATATGTTCGTAGTGCTACAATTATTGATGCAGTATACTTTTTAATACTATTGTTCTTTAAAGAAATAAACGATATTCCAATGTCAACAACTTGGGTGTTTGTAGGATTGTTATGTGGACGTGAACTTGCTATGGCTACAATGACTGGCAAGGAAAAGTTCAAAACAGTGTTTCCGTTGATTACCAAAGACTTTATTAAGATGATGATTGGCTTAGGTGCTTCAGTAGGCGTAGTGTTAATGATACACTATGTTATTGTACCAAACGGATACTAATATATTGGAGAAGGTAGGGTCATATGGCTCTGCCTTTTCTCTTGACTTTAGATAAGTATGAGCATATAATACAAATATAATATTACTTTTAACACCTTGCGTAATAGAAAGGACAACGTTTGAAGATGAAAATCATAACAGGAAATGCTAATCCTGAATTAGCACAAAAGATCGCAGAACACTGTTTTAGCGATTTAGTCCCAGCCAAAATAACATCGTTTGCAGACGGTGAATCGAGTGTAGAATTTACTGAAAACATACGTGGCGAAGATGTGTTTATTATTCAAAGTACATGCACACCTGTTAATGACAGTCTAATGGAATTGTTGATTATGGTTGATGCGGCACGTAGATCAAGTGCAAGTAGAATTACCGCAGTCATTCCTTACTTTGGTTATGCTAGACAAGATCGTAAGAGTGCTTCACGTACTCCTATTACTGCAAAGTTAGTTGCTAATTTACTAACAACATCAGGCACAGATAGAATACTTACAATGGATTTACATGCAGGGCAAATACAAGGCTTCTTTGATATTCCAGTGGACGATTTAACAAGCCGTGTAGCATTTGCTAAAGATATTAAAAAGCAATTTTATAAAGATGGTAATAACATTGATGAAGTAGAAACAGTATTTGTATCGCCAGACGCAGGCGGTGTTGTTCGTGCTAGAAAGTTTGCTGACATGTTTGGAGGCGACATTGCTATTGTAGACAAACGTAGACCAGAAGCAGGCAAGAGTGAAGTAATGAATCTAATTGGAGATGTCAAAGGCAAACATGCTATCCTAGTAGATGATATTATTGACAGTGGTGGAACATTGTGTAATGCGGCCAAAGCAATTATAGATGCTGGAGCATTATCAGTACGTGCTTATATCACACACGGTGTATTGTCAGGCGAAGCATGTCAAAAAGTTGAAAAGAGTGTACTAGATGAATTAGTTGTAACTGATAGTATTCCTAACCGTTGTCCTAAGAACTGTAAAAAGACACGCCAAGTAAGTGTATCTACATTATTTGGTGAAGCAATACGTAGAGTTACAAACGAAGAATCTGTTAGTAGTCTTTTCGTATAAATAATTTTGTAGGAACAAAGACCGCCCAACACTAAATCAAAGCGGCCAATAGTTTTACATTGTAAAACTTCTAACTAATAATGAAACGCAAATATAAAAAAACTGTAAACAACAGTCGGATGATTGCTGATATAAAACATCAATTGACAAAGACTTCTGATCCTATAGATAAAGAAGCACTGCAACAACGATTACATCATTATCAAATGCAATCTAAAAATACTAAATCTGAATAGTTTCTGAACCATCTCTGTGTTTTGCAAGATGCTTCACATACTCAGTCATACTATGATCTGAGAAATTATCAATTTTACCTTTTTTGATTCCGCGCCACATACCACGTAACTTGTCTTTGAACAGTTGCCATCTTGACGGAGTACGAACATTGCCCCAAGTGTTTAAGTAATGTTGTTGTCCGTGATGCTTGTACCCCATTACCCATAATGGAACACTAGTTACTATGTCATTATTGTTCTTCCAGCGATGATGTACAACTGATAGACTATCTACATAAGTTGGCCAACCAACTCTAGGGGAACCGAATGTATATAATTCTTTAGGATCAAGATTGTCAAGGTTGTGTTTACAACGGCTTGCCATAATAGTAGCCATTGCCGCTCCTAGCGAATGTCCACAAAACCATAACTCTTTATCTTTGTTTTGTTTTCTTGTGATGTCCTCTCTGACCATAGGCCATAATTCATCTACTTCTGCTTTGAAGCCTCTGTGTACTCTACTTATTGTTTCTGATTTTACTGGATAAGCCTGTAGGTCTGCTTTAAGATCATTGAACTCTGTTGGTTCAGTACCTCTACAAGCAATAACAATATCATACTTGTTCATAAAGCGATATGTCTGTGCTCCGTCTAAGTCATAGTATTCAATTGTTGTAAATCCTAGTTGTTTTGCTATCTTTGTAGCATTTTTCTTTTCCAAATACGCTATTTGTGCTAATTCGGCAAATAAAAGACTGCGTTCTTTGAAATTTAATGTTACAATAGGTTTAGTTAATTTATTTGTATGTATTTCCATAGTTTCGCTCCTAATTTCGTTCCCTATGGTATTTACCGTGTTACACCACTAAATAGTGTTAAGGAGTTATGACAATGAAACGCAAAACTAGAAGCCTATTAGAAGAACTTAATGATTTCGCTGTAACTAAAAAGACAGAGAATATTGTAGAGTCAAGAGCAAACCATGTAATTGAGAGTGCTATCAACATAGTTGAAATGATACGTACAAACTTTGATGGTGAAGTTGCCCAGGATTTGGAGAAGCGTTTTTATAACTCTATCAAGTCAGGCGATGCAACAAAATTTATGCGAGGCATCAAAAAAATCAAAGCAAGTGATAAAAGCGAATTAGACGATGTTAATTGAAGACATTATAAGGCTACAAGAAGCCGAGGGTAAGAACACACATATGGAACACGTTGAGGAAGAAGCACTCAACCGTGGTAAAGAAGGGGCTGAATATGCAATCAACCAAATGATGTTGTTTGCAGATATGCTCAAAGGCCGTACTAACAAAAAGTTAAGAGTAAGTGTAAAATGGGATGGTGCTCCTGCAATTATATGCGGAGTTGATCCTGAGAGTAAAAAATTCTTTGTAGGAACAAAAGGTGTGTTTAATGCTACTCCTAAACTAGGAACTAGTCATGAAGAAATTGACAGACTATACGGAGAGTCAGGTGCAGTATCAAAGTTACATCTAGCATATGATTATCTTAGCAAACTAGGAATTACAGGCGTACTACAAGGCGACTTTATGTTTGACGATAGTTCAAGACGTGAAGAAGAAATTGACGGCGAAAAGATGTACACTTTCAAACCACAACTTATTACATATGCAGTACCAGTAGACAGTGACATTGGTAAGCGTATTGGAAGTGCAAAGTTTGGTATTGTGTTTCATACAAACTACGAAGGCAATACATTAGCAGATGCAACAGCAAACTATGATGTTAATGTTAGTAACTTAAAACGTTCGAACGATGTTTGGTTTGACGATGCGTTCTTTAAAGACGTTTCAGGTTCAGTGCTAATGACAAAAGATGAAACAGCACAAGTGAAAAAAGATTTGGCAGATGCAATGGGGGCTTATAAAGCAGTACCAAATGCAGTATGGGAAGCAATGAAATCAAATGATGATTTTATTAAAAACTTTAAGATTTGGATTAATACAAATATTAGACAAGGCAAACTAGCAGGCGATCCAGGCGAATTTTTAAACGGCTTTATTGATTGGTACAAGGAAAGAATTGAAGGCGAGATTGCAAAACTTAAAAATCAAGATCCAGAGAAACCAGCAGTTAAAAATAGATTACAAAAGATCGAAAACAATATGAATTTTATTAATACAAATAGAAAAGGGTTGTCGGGCATTATTATTTTTATGACTGAGATTACAAACCTAAAGAAAATTTTTATTACTAAACTTAACAACATTGAAAGCATTGCACATTTTTATAAAACAGCAGATGGCTATGAAGCAGGCTCACCTGAAGGCTATGTAGCAATTGATCATACAGGTGGAGCAGTTAAAATTGTTGACAGACTTGAATTCAGTCGCAGAAACTTTACTACTCCTAAGGACTTTGGTTAATGTCAGAGTTTAAGTTTTTAGATTTTATCACAGAAGGCAAAATGATTCGCAACTCAGATGGCGTTAGTAGATTAACGTTTACTGATGCCTCTGATTTAGTACTACTATACTTTTTAGCATTACACGTAATGCGTCATTATCCAAGTAGACGCTTTGCAAAGTTATACAGTGAACAAGTACTTAAATGGCAAAATTGGAATAACTTTAGAAGTAGTGCTAATGACTTACATTGTTTGTTAAACATTATTGATGGCGATGAACGTATTGTAGAAAAACTAAAAGATTCAAGGTCAGCAATGATGTTGCGTAAACGTTTTACATTTCCTACACTAACTGCAAAAAGATTGTTAAGAAGTTATACTAATAGCAATCCAAGTTATGCAGATGCAAATGATTTGTTAAAAATAGACAACGGCTTATCCAACAGTCGCTACAGTGGATTGCGTAGACGTATTGCAAATTACGGAAGACTAACTCCAACAGAAAAACGTAAAGCAGTTACTGAATTAGAAATGGCTTTAAAAGCAAGAGGACGCAACTCAGACATAGTTGATTATTATGTGTTGTTTGTTAAAGACTACGACTTGGAAAGTTCACAAGTTAGAGACACTGAGCCATCAGTAAGTGTTAGTGATCCTGTACAGGCAGACACAAAAGATATACAGATGTTAAGACTATTAGGTGTACCTAATAAAGACTTGCCTTTTGCATACAAAGTATTAAGTATGACAAGTAGAGGCTTAGGTATTCCCCCACGTTTTGCACAGGCATATGCTCCTGTTATGCGTATTGTAAACGACATAATTAAAGCAGGCCCTGGATACGTAAACTTGTTAAAACAAGTACATAATAGAGCAAAACGAGTAAAACGTTAAGCATATACATTATTTTTCCTAGTATCCTATAAATAATAGCACGTATTCCATTGAGAGTGGAAGACGCCATAAGAGCAATTTATTATTAATAAAGGAGAAATAAAATGGCTTCAATTACAAGAGTAAATCCAACAGCAGTTGCTAGAGGAACTATGCAAGAACTTACTAAAGTACAAGTTTTCAAAATTGTACTTGCA